ATCTCGTGGTACGGCCGCAGCGTGTTCATCAACGAGGTCGGTCAGGCGTTCCGGCAGTACAAGACCGACCACGACACGATGAACACGCTGCGGCCGTACCACGAGATGGCGCGCCAGCAGGGCACCACGCTCGACAAGGTGCTGAACAACCACGTCGCGATCGAGGAGAAGCTGCGCACCGATCCGCTCGGCGCGTTCGAGGTGATCACGCACAATCTTAATTTGCAGACGCCGGACGGACAGAAGCTGACGTTCCGCGATCTGTGCTGGCACCACCTCAATTCGACGCCCGAGCAGCAGCAACTGGTCAACCAGCGCAACGAGGCGCAGGCGCTGCGGCTGCAAATGCAGCAGATGCGCGCCGAGCAGCAGGCTCTTGTCAACGAGCACCGGCGCGCGCAGTATGCGCAGCACTTCCAGACGACGCGCGGCGCTGTTGATCGGTACGCTGACCAGCGACCTCGCTTCGATGAACTGGGGGATTTGATCCACCGCGAAATCCAGTTGGGTTTCGATCTGGATACTGCCTACCGCCGCGCAGAACTGCTGCGGCCCGCGACAGCGGCTCAGACCCGCGCGCAGACACCGGCTCAGACCCGGGCACCCGACCGGAGCATTTCCGGCGCACCCAATGGCTCGCCCAATGGGGCTGCGCGGACAGGCAAGCCGGTTTCCCGCATGGACGCGATCAAACGGGCGGTCAATCACCACCGTGGTGGCGTCTAGGTCTTAAACCTTTAGCCCCACAGGGGAGTGACGCATGCCTAATGTGACGACAAATGCAGCCTACCAGCAGATCCTGAGCATGGCGGTCGAAGACGGGTCTTCGAGCTATCAGGATCTGGTGTCGAACAACAACGCCCTGCTCGCAGTCATGCGCAGGAAAGGTCTATGGAAGACTTATTCAGGTCCGCGCATCCGCGAAACCTTGCAGGTCGGCAAGCAAATCGCGCAGTGGTACGCCGGTTACGATCAGTTGTTGAACCCCGCAATAGATCTCTTTAACGATGCTTTCTACGATCCGAAGATGGTCGTGGTGCCGATCATCCTCAGCATGCAAGAGATCCTCAACAACGAGGGCGACAGCCAACTGATGGACGTGCTCGACAGCTACATGGCTGCCGCAGAGCGTGCATTAGAAGATACTATGGACGCAGGGTTGTATTCGGACGGGACGGCGAACGGCGGCAAGCAGATCACCGGGCTGGCAACCGCAGTGCCGATCGTCACCAACTCCGGCACCTACGGCGGCATCGACCGCAACTCCGCCACGATCTGGCGCACCACCACCTACGACGCCAGCGCCGGGGCGGGCTCCGTCTCGCTGTCGGCGATCGGCACGCAGGTGACCTCGACCACGATCCGGCCGATGCTCAATTTCGTCATGACCCAGCGCTCGCGCGGCAAGGACTACGCCGACCTGCTGATCATGTCCCCGGAACACTACGCCGCGTACGATGCGGCGACCATCGCCATCCAGCGCCAGCAGAACGAGACGAGCCTCGGCAAGCTCGGCTTCAGCGCGTTGGAATACATCGGCGGCGGCAAGCGCGCCGAGATCGTGCTCGACGGCGGCATCGGCTCGAACATGCCCGCGAACACCACCTTCGGCTTGAACACCGACAGCCTGCGCCTGCGCTATCACCCGAACCGCAATTTCGACCGGGTGTTCGACGGCGAGGGACAAATGCCTATCGACAAGGACGCCATCGCCCAGTTCATCGGCTGGATGGGCGAGCTTACCATGGTTAACCCCTTGTTTAATTGGAGAATGTACGACAGCAACCCGGCCGCGTAACCGCCCGGTTTGAATTCCTACCCGGCGTTGGTGTCCGCCCGCGCCGGTTACTCCTGCGGCCCGCTACTCAGCCCTCCATTCCCCCGGTGGTGGGCCGCAGCCCTGTAACAACGGAGAGATGCCACGATGCCTTCGCAAGATCCGGATGCCGCCGCCGTCGCGCTGTTCAAGCATCAGGCGTTCAAGAACGAAGCCAAGTCGCTGGCCGAGGGCCGCCCGGTGTTCGACGACATCGAGGTGGTCGAGATCCGCTTCCCCGGCGCGAAGGACTGGAAGACCTTTCCGGCGACCGCGCTCTCGACCCAGTGGCACCGCGACCCGGTCAGCGGCGAGGAGAAGCAGATCACCTACGCCGAGCGGTTCAAGCATCAGTACATGCAGTTCAAGGCGCAGGCGGCGCAGACCAAGAGCGGCACGCCGCTCGAATTCGCGTCGTTCCTGACCGAGGCCAAGCGCGCCGAATTCCGCGCGCAGAACATCTACACGGTCGAGCAGCTGGCGGCGATCGAGGGGCAGGAACTGAAGAACCTCGGACCCGGCGGACGCGAGTTCAAGAACAGCGCCGTAGAGTATCTCGCCGACACCAAGCTCGGCGCGCCGAACCAGCAGATGGTGGCCGAGCTTGAGGCGCTGCGCGCGCGCAACGCCGTGCTGGAGGAGGACAGCAAGCTGAAGGCGGCGCAGCCGTCGGTCGACGACTTCGACGACATGACCGTCGAGCAGCTGCGCGACTACATCACCACCCGCACCGGGCAGGCCCCCGTCGGCAGTAACCTGAACCACAAGGCGCTCAAGCGTCTGGCTGCCGAGGCCAAGCCCAGCAAGGCCGCCTGATGACCATCCTGACGGTGGTGAAGGACGTCTGCGCTGCGGTCGGTGTGGCACTGCCGGGATCGGTGTTCGCCAGCCTCAACGCCAACCGCACCATGCAGGAGATGCTCGCGCTGGCCAACGAGATGGCGCAGCGCATCGCCTACGACACCCGCGACTGGCAGATGCTGATGAAGTCGGTGACGTTCACCGGCGACGGACACTGGGTGCCGCCGCTGCCGCCGCCGGTCGGTGTCACGAGCGTCTGGACGGGAACGTCGGAGTTTACCCTCCCCGCCGACTACAGGCGTATGCTGCTCAACAGCAACGTGCGCCGCTCGACCGACGCAAACCAGCCGATGCGGTTCATCTCCGATTATGACGAGTGGCTATGGAGGCGCGCGCAGGCGGTCGACGACGGCCGCGGCGAGTGGATCATTGTCGGCGGCCGGATGATTATCTGGCCGGTCATGGCCGGGTTTATTCCGGCCGTTCCGGCTGCGCCGCCGGTTCCCGCGACGCCAGCCGTGCCAGCAGTCACGGCGACCTTCCCATACCTCGAACGCAACTGCATCACGCTCGCCAGCGGCGGCTACGGCGACCGCTTCATGGCCGACGGCGACCTGTTCCGGCTCGACGAGCGCATCTTAAAACTGGGCATGATTTGGCAATGGAAAGCCTTAAAAGGGTCGCCCTACGCCGAGGATATGGGGACTTATAGCGACGCGATCGCCACCGCGATGGGCAAGGACAAGCCGTCGCCGATCATCATCGGCCGTCTGCCGTCCTCGCACGGCGTCAGGGTCAGCGGCCCGTGGCCTGCCGGGTGGGGTCCGCTGCCATGAGTGCCCACGCCGCGTATCGAAGGCAACCTGTGCAGCAGCAGTTCGCGCAGAACCTCAAGACGATCACCATTCCGGCCCCGACGCGCGGCATCATCCAGACCGAGAACGACGCCTTCATGACCCCCGGCGGCGCAGTGGTGCAGACCAACTGGGTGAGCACGATGAAGGGCGTCAAGCTGCGCGGCGGCTGCGAGCGCTGGTGCGTGCTGCCCGAGACGACGCCGGTGATCTCGGCGTTCGAGTACGTCAGCGGCAACAACCAGCGCATGTTCGCGGGCAACGCCACCAAGCTGTACGACGTGACCACCACCGTGCCGAGCGAGATCAAGTCCGGGCAGGCCAGCGGCAACTACTGGTCGGTGCAGCTGTCGAACCAAGGCGGCAACTTCATGCTGGTCGGCAACGACGCGGGCGACTTCCTGCTGCGCACCGCCGACGGCATCGCGTTCTTCCTGCTGAGCGGCGTGATTGGCAACGCGGGCGACGGCTTTCCGAACGTCACCTACAATCCGGCCACGCTGCCGCCGGGCGTCACGCAGGGGCGGTCGCTGGTCTACGCTTGGAAGTACCGCGGCCACATCTTCTTCATCCAGCAGAATTCGATGAATGCTTGGTACCTGCCGATCGACGCGGTCGGCGGCCAGCTTAATCTTATTCCGTTGTCCGGCGCGGCAGCCAAAGGCGGCAAGCTGCTGTTCGGCGCGACGTGGAGCATCGACGCGGGCGACGGCATCGACGACAAGTGTGTTTTTGCCACCGATCAGGGCGAGCTGCTGATCTTCACCGGATCGAACCCGGGCGACAGCGCGAACTGGCGGCAGGAAGGCCGCTACCAGATCGGTGCGCCGCTGGGGATGAACGCGCACATGCTGCTCGGCGGCGACCTGCTGATCATGACGGTCGACGGCATCGTGCCGATTTCCGCAGCGATCACCAAGGACAGCGGCGCGCTTGATCTCGCAATGATTACCAAACCGATCAAGCAGCTATGGCGCGACGAGGTCGCGATCACCGCCAAGCGCGCCGCGCCGTGGACGCTGAAGAAGTGGGATGAGTACGGCGGGATCTTCGTCGCCGCGCCGATGGGAACGGGAAGCCACAAGCGCTGCCTCGCGGTCAACAACGGGACCGGCGCGTGGTGCACCCTCACGTGGGACGTCACCTGCCTGCTGCGCTCGCGCGCGGATATGTTCTTCGGGACGCAGGGCGGCATCATCATGCAGGCCGACAGGACGGGATACGACGACGGTCTGCCATACACGGCGACGCTGGTCGGCGGCTGGGAGCTGTTCCAGTCCGGCGCGGCGCAGACCACGTGGCATCAGGCGCGCGCGGTGTTCTCGGCGCGCGCCTCCGATCCGTTCGTGCCGCAGCTCTCCGCCACCACCGACTACGTCGTGGTGATCCCGCCGCCGCCCGAGATAGGCCCCGACCCCGGGCTGGCCGAGGTCTGGGACGAGGGCCTGTGGGACGTGGCGCACTGGGACATGCCCGCGCCGGGACGGCCGCCGCTGCGCAATACGCTGTGGATCTCGATCGGCATGAGCGGCTTCGCGCACGCCCCGATCGTGCAGGTGCAGGTCGGACAGCTGGCGCGCCCGCAAGTGGAATTGATCGCGATCTCGACGACGCAGGAAACCGGCGGCGTCAACGTCTAGCAGGAGCAGACCATGAGCATGATGGACATCGATACCAGCGTCCCCGGCACGCGCAACTATCGCGCCCTGATCGCGGACGCGCTGGCGCGCGCGTCGTCGACCTACGGCAACGGAGGCTCGCTGGGGCAGGCGGTCGGAGCCGCGGCGGTTCCGCTGTCCGCGGCCGCGCCGCGGGGCGGTGTCGGCGGCTACAACGTCCCCGGTACCGCCAACTACAACCCCGCGCTGCCCGCCACCGGCGGAGACGAAGGCAACGCATTCGGCGGCGGAGGGCCGCAGTACCAGTACGACGAGGTGTCGTCGGACCCGGATGGCGGCGTCGCACTGGATGCCATTGCCAACCCGACCGCCAACGACATCGTCGGCAGCGGCTTCCAAGGGCTGAACAACGCCGCCAACGCCGATCTGGCGGCCGCAGCCAATGCGCAGGCGGCCGTCAACGCGCAAGCCAATGCGCAGGCTCCCGGCTATCCCGGCTTCACGACAAGCGATCAGCTGGCGCAGACGATGGCTGATCCCGGCTACTCCCAGCAAGGGTTTCAGGGACGCGGTTTCGCTGCCACGCCGGGACTGAGCCTTGCCATGCCGGGGATGCCGGACCTAGCCACTCCCGCTCCCGCTCCCAGTCCCAGTCCCCGTCCCAGTCCCAGTCCCAGTCC